TATTTATTGCAGCAATTACAAATGGGCAGTTTACTGTTGTGATTAAAAACTCAACAAACAATGCTTATTCAGAGGCAGTCACAATTAATTATGCAATTCTCCACACGCAAGGATAACTATGTTGAAGAAATCAGCCTCAAAAAAAGCATTTAAAGAGAACGTGAAAACAGAAATTAAAGAAGGCCGTCCAGTTAAGCAAGCGGTTGCAATCAGTTACGCTGAAAAGCGAGAAGCTGAAAAAAAAGCCAAAAAGAAAAAGTGAGCAGAGCAAACGTCACTATTGACATAAATGACGAAACAAGCGAAGTAACAATTCATATTCTTGGAGAAGGTTTAGCTTTACAGGTTGCACACGACTGGGTAACACTTCTTAGGCAACATGGATTTGACGTAGACATTGAACAACAACCGCAAACGATAAATTAAAATGCCCTCCTTGCAAGACTTATTAGACGCAGATAAGCCTTATTTTGGTAATCCAAATATTACCAAGCAAGGACAAAAAAGCACAAAATTAGCTCAATTAAGAGATGTAAACACTTTACCAGACCCTAAGACATACGCATTTATTTCGGGTTTGGCTGGAACTGCTCCAGATGAGATGGGATTTAGCGTATTACATCCAGACGCTGAAAACATTAAAAAATCAGCCGAAGCAGGATATGCTTTAAGTTTAATATCGCAATTAGCACCTTTAGCACCAAAATACGCAAAAATTGCAGGAAGTGCAATTAATGACGCAATGGTTTATGGTGCAGGGCCATTGGCTAAAATAACTCCTCAACCAATGAGGATGTTTGTTGGTGAAAGTGCAAACAATTGGAATAAAAAAGCAGCAGAAAAATTTCTTGAATTAGAAAAAAAAGGAATTGCTCCTGCGGATGCTTGGAAGCAAACTGGCACTTTTAGAAGTCTAGACGGGAGATTAAGGCAAGAATTAAGCGATTTACCCTCTAAAGGTAGAGCAGATATATCTCCTGAACAAATGGATCAAGAATTAAATTTAACTGCAAAACTTATTCATGGCAAAGAATTTAAAGATTTAGACCTTAAATCTAAAAACGCTATAAAAAATGATGTTTACGAATATCAATCAAAATTACCAAGTAATTTAGTTCATCCTGAGTTATATAAGGCTTATCCATCTTTAAAAAACATTGAATCAACTGGTGAATTAACTCCAGGAGCGCAGACAACTGGGAAATACTACAAAACAACAGTTAACGATCAACTGAAAAACGAATCAATTAGTGGTAATGCGCCAGATTTAGAAAACCTTAGAAGCACTTTATTACATGAAGCACAACACGCTATTCAACAAAGAGAAGGATGGGGAAGGGGAGGAAGTCCCACAGAATTTAATGAAATAGCAAAACAAATCAAATACCATAAAGATCAGTTTGAAAATGCTTATAACAAAAGAATTACAAGCGAAGACCCTATTGCTATTGAGAATGCAGCACAACAAATGACTTTTCATGGTTTAGAAATGGGGAAATTAAAACAACAATTTGGCCAAAATCCTATGGATTATTACAGTAGATTGTTGGGAGAGGCAGAATCTAGGGCAACTGAAGCAAGAAGGAATATGACTTTAGAGGAAAGACAAAACACATTTCCTTTGGAATCTTATGATGTACCTGCAGAAAAATTACTTGTAAATCCTAATTTAAATCCTAGTCCACTTAACTTCTCAGTTCCAATACCTCAAGACCCACACGCACCTAATTACTTGGAAGATGTACATAAGGCATTAAGTTCCAAATTTGAATATCCTAGAGAACAACCTTTTAAAATTGCTCAACAAGAAGCCGAAAAAATAGGCCAATCTGCCGATCCTTACACAAGATCATTGCAACAAGGTTATGAGCATGGTTGGTATCATGGAACAACTGGAGATATTACTAATTACAATCCTCAACTTCTTGGGGAGGCAACAAACGCAGCAAGTGCTAAAAAAGGTTTTTTCTTTGCTCGTGATCCGCAAAATCCTCCTGCTTCAATGGTAAACAATATTAAAGATAAGGATATATTGGAATTTCTCCAACAAGGTGGTTTGACACCTGAAGAAATAGCTCAATCAGCATCAATGAAAGGTCATGGAGCAGATACTGCATCTGGTTATTCAATGCTTGGTGGATCAAGAGAATACAGAGAAGCTATGAGAAAGGCAAAATCTGCTGAAAAACAAGGCAACTGGGACGAATACGACAAACAAATGCAAATTGCTGAAGATTCAGAAATAAAAAGATCAAATTATCTTCAAGGGTTAACTGCTAAATACGGTGATGCTAGAGACACAATGACAGAAAAAGTCAATCAAACTTTTTACAATTTGCAACATCCTCAAGCACAAGCTGAATTATTAGACCAAAAGTATAAAGAACTTATGCCTTATGGATGGTATAACTCTTATACCACTCAACAATTTGACAATCTTAAAAATGAAATAACTAATTTAGTTGGTAAAGATTCTGCAGCATCTGCATTAAAAGAGATTGATAAATTCAAAGCAATTAAAGCTGAAAGAATGGCTGCAGAAAAAACTCAAGAGGGTGGTAATGTAATGCCTGTTGCTTTGAGTTACAAAAATCCTTTGGTTCACGATTTTGAAGGTAAGGCTTATAGAGAAGAAAGTTATTCCGATTTGGTTGATAAAGCCAAAAGAAATGGTAATGATGCTTTAATTCTTAAAAACACTTTTGACCCAGGCGCAGGGCCTGCAAAATTAATTGATGTTGGAGTTGTTTTTGATCCAAGTCAAATAAGAGGTAAATTTGCAGCATTTGATCCAACTCAATCATCCAGTACCAATATTTTGGCAGGAGTTGTACCTTTAAGTTTGGGTGGAGCAGCCCTTGGAACAAGTAATGATGACGTACATTCTCCTAATTATCTTGAAAACCTCCACAAACAATTAGCTCAAAAACCAATAGACGTAACAGACGTTCACGCACCAAACTACTTAGAAGACATACATAACCAACTGGCAAATCAACAATAAATTTGCAATTTGTCAGAATAGTATTACAATCTGACACTATGAAGAAAACAGTTAAATCACAACCCAACCGAACAGGCAGACCCACTCTTTACAAAGAGCAATATGCCCAAGAACTCATAGATTATTTTAATCAGCCTGCATACTCAGAGAAAACAGTCATTCTCCCAAATGGAGTAGAACGGACTGAAAGATTATCTAATCTATTCCCAACACTAACCCGATTCGCTGCCAGTAGAGGTGTCACAAGAGACACTTTACACGAATGGGCTAATGCAAAAGATGAGAACGAAAGACTTAAACATCCTGAGTTTTCCGACGCATATAAGGTTGCAAGGCAGTTACAAGAGTCTGTTTTAGTTGAAGGGGCTACGGCAGGGGTCTTTAACGCACAGTTTTCAATCTTCACCGCAAAGAACATTTTAGGTTGGAGAGACAAGACCGAACAAGAGATTACAGGTGCAGCAGGTGGGCCACTTCTTATGCAAGTAGCAACCGACAATGACGCTTAAGTACACAGAGAAACAGATTGAGGCCATGAAGTTGATGAGTGGAGACCCCACTTACGTCATGCTATTTGGTGGATCACGTTCGGGCAAGACGTTCATCACTATCAGGCAAATAGTAACCAGGGCGATCAAAGCAGGCGGTTCAAGGCACACAATTCTTAGGTTTAGGTTCAATCACGTTGTCAACTCGGTGGTTTACGATACATTCCCAAAGGTAATGAAGATTTGCTATCCAACGGTTAACTATAAGCTAGATAAGACGCATTGGTTTGCGAAGCTGGACAATGGATCAGAGATTTGGTTTGGTGGGTTGGATGATAAGGAAAGGACGGAGAAGATTCTAGGTATGGAGTTCAGCACAATCTACTTGAATGAGTCCAGCCAGATAGCTTGGGGTTCGGTGGGGATTGCAATGACTCGACTGGCTCAGAAAGTCAATCAGCAAATCATGGTGGATAAAAAGATTGAGATGAAGCCTCTCAAGCCAAGGATGTTTTTTGACTGCAACCCGCCAGATAAGAACCATTGGACGTACAAGTTATTTGTGCAGCGCAGAGACCCAGAGACAGGAATCAACCTATACACTCCCGAGGATTACGCATACTTTCAGATCAACCCGAAGGACAACGTAGACAATCTATCGGACGGATACTTAAAGACTTTGGAAGGATTGTCAGCCAGGCTCAGAAAACGATTCTTAGAAGGAGAGTTTACAGATGCTAACCCTAACCAATTGTTTACCGATCTTTACTTTGATCGTTGGCGCACTCAAGAGGAAGACTTACCTGAGTTTGTTCGAGTGGTCGTTGGAGTTGACCCTAGTGGAGCAGGAGACTCTGACAATGCTGACA